AGTCGAAATCCTCCAAGCCGTTGCCGCATGGAATGAATCCGTTACCTTCATCGCCCACACCCCCGATGCCATCGTCGAAGTCAGCGGCAAACTTCCTAACGGCAAAGTCGGCCGCGGTTTCTATAACTTTGACCATCCTGAAACCGATGGCGGCGTACATGGTCATATCTATTACGAAAACTGCGCCTCCATCTACCTTTTGGAACGCCCGTTTATGGGTAAAGCTACTTGCTCGCTCAACTTTATCAACCGCAACGGCGGCGCCATGTTCAAAATCTTCGTCGGCCGCGACGAAGCAGGCGAACTCAAACAACACCAAATCGAAGCCATGCGCAAATTGTTTGATGCCGTTTAAACGGCTTCAGACGGCCTGAAAATCCGTTCCTTGTTGCATAGAGGAGCGGATTTTCTAACAACAAACATCTACCATACAAAGGAACCCCAAACATGCAACTCATCTTCGGAGCAAACGGCCCGTCCGGCCGCGCCTATATCCGCACATTGACTGACGCAGCCGATACCGTTGCCGTATTGAGAAGGCCGTCTGAAGACAACTTTTTTGCCGAACACAATATTCAAACCGTCGTCGCCGATGCGCTTGATGCCGACGCGCTCGATAAAGCGTTGGCACAATATCGTCCCGATACCGTGATCAGTTTTGTCGGCGGCAAAAACGAAGAGGGCATCCGCAGCGATGCGCTGGGCAATATCAACATCATTGCCGCTACGAAAGCCGCCAATCCGCAAGCCCGCTTTGTACTGATTACCAGCATGGGCTGCGGTGAACAATGGGACATGATGAGCGAGCCGTTCAAACAGGCACTCGGCGAAGCCGTCCGTGCCAAAACAGAAGCCGAAATCTATCTCAAACAAAGCGATTTGAATTGGACCATCTTGCGCCCCTGCGGCCTTGCCGATGGAGAAGATAATGCCTATACCTTGACACAAAATGCCCAAGAAATTCCGCAAAAATACATGACGCGCAACGGCTTGGCCGCCGCTGTTGCTGCCATTGTCGGCCAAGCGGACAGCAAGGGCGAAACGTATAGCGTTGGTGCGGCATAAACGGATTGAGTAGATTGCCCACTTTCTCTTTATTAAAGTTGGAGTAGGTAATTGATTAGCAGCCGATCAAAACAATAAATGATTTGCTTAGAAAAGGCTGGGAGATATAAATAAAAAGGCCGTATGAAAATTTCAGACGGCCTTTTATGTTTGAATTCTGTAAGTGATTATACTACTGAGAGAAACAGGAGTTGGCAGGCTAAAATATTAGACTTATGAATTTAACATAATATAAATTATGCGAACTAGCGTTTCCGCCTGAAAAAGTGTTTTCGCTCTACCCACGGTGGCGGATAACGTCTAACTTTTTCGTTTGGTCGCCAGAATAAGATTTTGGAGGCATCCTTTTTTTGCTTGGTAAGTCGCGCCGTATCAAGCATTTTTATAAGTGATAGCGCGTCAATGCCGATTTGTTCGGCAATGTCCTCAATAAACCTAATGGGGAGTCGCAGACGGTCGCGCCGGTATTGGCTGATTCGGGTCGGCTCTACTTGCCAGCGTTGAGATAAAGCATAGTCAGATAGGATAAAAAGCCTGTCTTTGATTTGGTCGATGAGTTCAGATTGTGTTGCCATGATAAGCCCCTTTCCGGGGCTTATTTTAATTCAATGAGCAAACGCTCTCTATTTGAGAGTTTGCTCCTTATTTTGTAGGTTTATTTCTTTGAGTTTGTCTAGTTCGATAAATTCGACGTTGGGGGAAGAAAAAAGACAGTATAAGTTTAGCTCTGTCGTTTTTTGGGTCTTTAGGCATTCAATTGCTTTTGATTCCCCTTGTATGAATCCAGTGAAATAACCGATTGAAAAGCCTATTGAAATAAACAATAGATGTTTTAAGGATTTCATTAGTTCTTAATCGTGATTTCGCCGTCGTCGCCGATGTAGGCGCGTTTGATCGCTTCATTTAGAAGAATATGGGCAAGCTCGCTGTCTTTCAGCGGTTCGCGGCCAAGCTGTATCAGTTTCTTATTGGCATTGATGGCAAGCCGTCTAATGCTCTCTTCCTGCTCTTCTTTGATTCTCAGTGATTTCATGTGTCATTTTTCCTAAAACTTTTATGCAATATAAAACAAGGCTTTACTTGTTAACAAGTGTACTTGTCTTGTGCATATTTGCATACATGAATACAATGCCAAAATTGCATACATGAATGCAAATAACAGTTATGTGTTGTAAAAAGGTCAAAACATGAAAAACCGTAGCGCAAAAGTAATACAGGAAAAGGCGGGATGGCGTGTTGAGTGTCGTGAAAATGATATTTTGCTCCATACGCTTTATTTCGATCTTCGATCTGAAGTTTTAGCTTTGTCTCGTGCAGAAATGTGGGTGGCTGCGGGTGTAGCCCTGTCTGTTTCATACGGTGCGCATAAGCAAGATTTGGGGTGTATCGATGAGTAATTTAGGGGCTTGGGATAATCCCCCCCCCCCTATCTAACAGGGGGGGTCGAGATTTGAAAACTTCGGGCGAATCAACGTCAGAATATTCTGAAGCTGTTGTTTTAAATCAGGAATATGAACGTTATGAAACGGCAGTCATAGATTTTGATGGAAATTTAAAAGTAATTCCGCTCCGTCGGGGTCTTGGAAACACTGCTTTTATCGATACCCTGAGCTTTACATTTAATGAAAAATCGGTTGTAGGCTTCGCGCCCGAATTGCTCGCGCTGGGAATCCCCTCACCTGTAACCGATTTTGATGTGATGAAGAATTGGTCGGAAATTGCAGAATGGATTTTTGGATTTGGTATTAGCTCCCCTGCTCCTGTCGGCAAAGGTCGTTTTTATGACGAAAGATGGGAAATGTCGGTTGAAGGTGTCCTGTATGGTCAAGCTTACATCGGTGGTCAGAATGCCACGATACTTATTGAGTTGACAGGTAAAGGGTGTACGGCTGCTAAAGACGGTTGGGAACATCGTCTATATCGGTTTCTGAATGAGCACGCATATAGTCCACGCATAACACGTTGCGACGTAGCAAAAGATTTTTATGGCGAAGAAATAAGCCCTGATACTGCATGGTCAGCTTATAAGAATGGCGAATTTGACAAGCGGGGTAAACGTCCGCTGGTGGCGCAAATCGGTTCTGATTGGTTGAATGGAACCGATAACGGTAAGACGTTGGGTGTTGGATCTAAAAATTCTTCTTGCTATTGCCGAATCTATGATAAGGCGAAGGAACAGGGCGATACATCGGGGATGTTTTGGACAAGATTTGAACTCCAGTTTATGGGCAAAAACTGTCTGATTCCGCTCGATATATTGCTTAATCCGGGTCAATTTTGGGGCGGTGCTTTTCCAATTTGTGACCGTTTGCAGGATTTTGGTTCATCTAATCGTTATTTGTCGTCTGAAAAAAGATTGCAAGTTTCTATTGATAGGGTTCAGGAAGTCGCCTCAAATCAAGCTGGCCGTGCTGTGAATATGATGATTCAGTTGGGTATGACGGCGGATGAAATTGTTGAGCGTTTAAGGCGTAAAGATGGTGCTCTGCCTGAGCGTGTGAATCCTGCTTCTTATTCGGTTGAATACGCGCTGAGTGCAAGACGTCATTATATGCAATTCATTCATGATGAATATGAAGGATCTATTGAATTGGAATTGACGGATGAATACGGAATGATTCTTCAGGGGCTCCAAAATGATTAAAGGCGTTGAGTGTAATCGGAAGATCTATCCATGCATATTGGTTGATGACGAATCGCATGGCTTTTATGTTTTAAGGCGTGTTTTGATTTGTTTGTCAGTGAGCCAATTTGCTGAATTTAAATGCGAAACTGAAAAAGATAAAGATGAATTTGATTATATAGTTCATTTGGGAATTAAACATGCACTTAATTTAAATTGTTTTGCATATCACTGTGACAAAGATGGTCGCTTGATGTGTATTTTTAGTCCAAAAGCCTATTAAGGCAGGAAGGTAATTTGATATGAAAATGTTCGCCAAAGTACAAGGCTTAAAACGTTCCAAAGGTGTGATGAATGACACGGGTAAGGCATACGATTCTACAACGGTCTATGTTGAATTTCCGTTTGCACGAGATAATCCCGATATGCGTGGCTCTGCGACTGAGCCTATGAAATTTGGAACGTCTGAAAACTTTGAAAAATTTAATGGTATCCCGCTCCCTTTTGACGCTGAAATTGATATTGAAGTCCAAACAAACGGTAATCGCGTCCAAAATGTGATTGTCGATATTCAGCCGGTTCGTGCGGCTAATAATGCTCCTGAAAAGGTCGTTAAGTAGTTTTTTGGGCTGCCCGTTTGCCTTTGAAAACGGGGTTTTACTTACTAAAAAGGTGTTTTTTTATGAAAAATTTGAAACAAAAAATCGGCGTTGCTGCCGCTTCGGTTGGTCTGTCTGCTGTTGCATCTGCTGACGGCATTGGCGATATCGGTACAACAATGGCGACTGAAATCGCTAAAGCTGTTCCTGTTGTGACTTCTGTAGGCATGGCTTTGCTGTCGGTTTATGTCGTAATGAAAGCTTTCCGCCTCGTTTCCAGCTTCATGGGCGGTAAATAATTAAAGGGGGCAATATGGGTGCGCGTGTCGGATTGCAATGTTTTCAGTCAAGTGAAATCGCGACTGATTATGTCGTATCTCAGATTGTCCCCGTTTTGCATTCGGAGGGCTATTTGATAGCCCCTCGAAAGCAAGGTAAAGACTGGTTTGTTGGTTCCGAAAAGATAGTTTTGAATTTTCCGGAGTGTTCGATTTTGGAACAAATGGGCTATGGTTCACAAGTTGCTGCTCCCTTTTTAACGATTTTTGTATTGATGTTTTGTTTTAAGTTGGTAGCTAAATTTATATCGGGAATCGGGGTGCATGATGGTAGTTGATTTTCCTTTTTTGATGGGGTTTTTCGCGGTTTTATCGCTGATATACTTGTTAAAGTATTAGTTTTAAAGGATTATTTATGAAAATGAATTTTTCAGCGGTCGTTTTATTGGCGGTCGCTTTTTTGTTTTCGGCTCAGTCTTTTGCTGAAACTGCAAAGGTTGGCGATGTTACTTGGGGTTTCCGAACTGATAAAAGGCTCAACGATATGACTAGTTTATGGGAGCCTAAACAAATAGGCATTTTGGACAAAAAAACCGGAATCACGCATATAACGACAATCACAAAAGTAGCTTGTGTTTTGGATAAGTGCTTATATCGCACCGAATATCAAGGATCCAAAGGAAAAAATCAAGAAATGCAAGTTTTTGATATTGAAGATGTCGCCCCAAAAAATTCAGGCAATAAAAAAATTAGTATGGCAGATGAGGACGTAGCACAGAATGCAAAAAAGTTAGGTGTTGAAAAGGATAAGTTGAGAAAAGCGTTAGAGGATGAGAACGAATACCAACGCTTGCTGCGAGAAATTCAGGTTAAGAAAGAACAGCAAAGGCGGAAAGAGGAAGAGGAAAAGGAAAAAAATAAAAATTCAGGAACAGGTAGCGGTGGTAGCTCTGGAGGTGGTGGAAGCTCAAGCGGTGGCGGAAGCTCCGGTGGTGGTGGTAGCTCCGGCGGTGGCGGAAGCTCAGGCGGTGGTGGAAGTTCAAGCGGTGGTGGTGCGAATGGAGAAAATGATTATAAAGAAATCTATGTTATAGATTTAAAGCCCGGAACCATGGCCTCTGATAATCCTTCTTCTCTCTGTTCAAGATTTTTTAAAGACATTAGGAATGATTGGGGAGAGTCAATAAATGGAGCTACTTTTGTTAAAGAGTATAGCTTTCAAGGTCGTTGTACTGGTTATTTTGATCATGACCTTTGGGGGGGTGCTAATAAAAGTTGGATAAGTGCGCATGTGAATATCATAAAGATGAAAAAGTCAGAATATAACTCAGGTGGAGAATGTAAAGAAGACGGCCTTAGACAGATTTCAAACTCTCAAGGCAAGTTTTCTGTTGTTTGTACTTATAAGCACAAGCCGAAAGAAGAAAGTCCTAATGTTGGTTCTACCGGCTCATCAAGTTCCACTAATAAGCAAGACAGCGATTCATCAAGCCCTAATGGATCGTCCGCC